TATCCTCCACCCCATTCTAAACTAGAATTAGGGCCATTAGGGTCATAAGTAAGTCTTAATCTTCCTTTATGAAACTTGGAAGCGGCGACTTGTACTCTCACCTTGATAGAACCTCTCCAATAACGGAAGGGTAACGATGCGAATGCCATAGGTGTTAGCATCACTTCGTCTATCGTCGCAATGTTTTGTGTTCCAAACATACCTGGGTTCACAACCATTGAGAATAGGTGGGTGTCTGCAGAATCTGATGCAGACCAGGGAGTACGTGTCAAATAAGACCATTTCTTCGCCAAATAAGGGACTGACAATTGATCTGTATTATCGTTAATTCCGATGATTTTAGGATCGATCGAAATTTCCTGTTTAGGATCAAAAGTTAATTTGTCAGCCGCTTCTTCTATAGAAGTATTGGCAATGTTACCCAAATAAGCCGGGCGAAATTTCCTAATAGGGTCCAAATTAATTGGTCTACAATAGCCAAATAGACTCGCTATTTTACCAACTGCACCAGCACCTATTTCAGTAGCGCGAGCATATGTTCCTATAATTGGCACATCCGTCAAGCGCCCTGCTATACGTGCTACAGCAGAAGCTGGTTTGGAAATTACACCTTCTCCATATTCATCTGATTTACCAGATTGTGAAGAGAATTGGGTAGATCCACTCAAAGCCACATCGTCATCCATATATGCGAAAATCGCTATACGCACAATATTTGTGACATCTCCTAGAGCATGACCTAACTTGTTAATAGAAGACAAGTCTAAGCGTCCCATATCTTGCAAATCTTGAGTTACAGTATGTCGTAACCAATTATTTGGATATACAAATGGGAGTGTCATTTCTCCTCCTACATTATCCGTAGGATCTAAGAGAATATGTGGTTTCTGTGAGTATTGTACATTGTCTAGCACAGGGGCAGATCCTGGAGTTCTAGTAGGATGCTGCACTGCACCGAAAGGCGTGTACGCAAGAATGCCTTTCCCGTAGTGAAATTGTGTTCCATTAATAAAGACCTGTAATTTGAGAGATCCACTGATATACAAATAGTTCTCTAACTTACGCCTTATTGATGGAGTGTTGAGATATGCTTCCCATGGGTAAAAATCGTCCCTGAGAAAGTCTCCAACAGCCCACGTAGTTTCGTATATGCGCACTGGACGCTTTAGAAAACTAGTGAGCTCAATCTTGGAATCCCACCCATCACTACGGAGTGGATCCAAAGCTGATCGGTAATCAACGTGAGTATTTGGAACACTACTGTTGAAACCTATATTAACAGCTTCGTCATGTTGTTTATTTTGAAGTACTGCCTCGCCAGATTGTGAATACCAATATTCATCATATAATTTAGCAGCAGACTTCTCTTTCCTGAACTTCTTAATGAGTGCTTTCTTGATCTCATCTCTCCTTTTAGAAGTCGTACTCGCCAAACGCGCTCTCATAGAGGAGGGCACATAGGGCTCATTTTCAGGTATGACTTCACCAGATTGTGATGATAAAGCAATCATTGATAGATCGTCTAAAGAATCATTTTGAAGTTCTTCTTGATTCCTTTGTGTATCATGGGTGATCCCATTCAGAATTCCCATAACAATCAACTTATTCAAAGCCATCTCTATTGCTTCATGAGGAGTCCCACTTTTAAGACCAGTTCTCAAAGTGTTATAAATCCTATTAAGCATAACTGAGGTTTCGAAATCGAAATGCAATTTCTTATATCGATTCCCAGAGAGAGAAGCTCTTCTTACTTCTTTGTCGAAAAACGACACATTCGGACGATTGGCTCCGGCGACCTTCGAAAATTCGTTGTTTGTAATACATTGACCAGTCTAACATCTATGATTTTTACAACCCAAAACACTAGTGAGACTATGTAGTGTAGAGGTTGTCCTATTTCATGTTATTCTCAACATTGTCTAGTTACACTAATAATAAGGAAAAATAGTGATAAGTTTACCTAGTAAAAATAATTGAGAAGCTCCTTTGCCTTGACTATCGCACACAGAGTAGGTACGGACAGTTTATACTCTTAACGGAGTGATATAATAAATTTAGATTCGTTCTACGCAGTTGCGATCGAGCCATTTGGTCTCACGCACTAGGTAGGAATCCTCGAAACTCTCTGACATCATGTTTTGCCAACCAAGTTTCTCTACAACTTCCTTCATTTGTTTGTGACGAAAGTTAAAATGTTCTTCTCCATAGAACCACCATTCTCTGAGTGCGCCTTCAATGCACCCAACAGATACTTCTACT